AATCGGTATTAGTGTAATGGTAGCAAGTATTATTATTATGTGGAAAGGGTCTAAGTGGGATGAGTAAGCCGATAGGACAAGACTCAAGCCTTAACATTAGCCTTCCTATGATTTTTCAGATTGTCGGCATAATATCTGCGTTTGTCTGGGGCTATGGAGAGCTAAATGGTCGCATATCTTTTCTTGAGTATCAAGTAAAAATTAATGAAGAGCATATTGAAGCTATTGTAGAAGATGCTAAAGAAAGTCAAAATGCTGAGATACCAGCAGATATAAGACAGAATGAAAAAATTAAAGTTCTTGAGAAAGAAGTAGAAAAGTTAAGAGATGCAAAACACCATTGATACAAACAGCACTATCTCGCTTTCTGTGGCGATGTTAATTAAGGTCGGCTTTCTAATTATCGTGGTCACTGGCTCTTGGTATCAGGCACAAATGAAATTTGCAGAGCACGAAAGAAAGATTGAAGATTTACAAAATAAAGTTACTGTACTAAGTGCAAGTGTAGAAGGAATGGAAACTCAGCACATACAGAAACTAGAAGAAGAAAACAAAACCTTGATGGAGAGATTAGGGTTAAAAAGAAAATAGGAGATAACATGGCTGAAAAACAAAAAGAAAAGTCAATGGTTAGAATAGATGATAAAGAATACGATGTGGATTCTTTCTCTGATGAGCAAAAAGCAATGGTTAATCACATTATGGACTTAGAAAGAAAGTTGCAGACTAGTGAATTTAACTTAGTGCAGTTAAGATTTGGACGGCAAGCGTTTACAGATGCGTTAAAAGCTTCTTTAACCGCAGCAAAAGATAAGGTAGAAGAAAAGTAATATGCTGGCCAAGGCCATAGTATCGGCTATGTTTATTGAGTCTATCATTATTGCTTTTAGCATAAAAGAAGATATGTATTTACCAGTTTCTTTAGGGGCTCTGGTAGTAATTGGATTGAGAGCAACAAAGAAAGTGTTAGATGATTGACCAGTATGCTGAATATGGAGCCATAGGGGTAATAGTAAGCCTTTTTGTATTAATGATAATGAATTTAATTAAAAGTCAAAAATTACAAAATGAGGATTTAGACCAGATTAGACAAGCGATTGCAAAGTCTGAAACAAAGATGGCTAATGTTGAATCCATAGTATTAAAAATGCTAGATAGGTGGAATAAATCTGATGATATCAGCCAGCGACATAGAGAAGATATAGTGCGTGAATTGAATGATGTAACAGATGACTTAGCGTATCTTAAAGGTAGAATTAATGGGAAGTCGAGATGAATGTGAGCGACTATAGAAACGAAACAACAGCGAAGCTGGTTAAGTTAGACGAAAGACAGATTAGTATATTCAAGACTTTACAGAGAATTGAAAAGCATTTAGAGAAATTAAATGGACAAACAAGTAAGAATAGTGACGCAATTATCATGTTTAAAACATGGGGTTCTGCTGCACTATTTATTGTCCCGATTGTAGTAACATTAATAATGAGGTTAATACCATGATTGATTGGATTCAAAGTAATTGGATGAGTGTCGTGGGAACAGTAGCTGTAATAGGTGGAGGAATGTATATTCCTTTTGTTAGAGGTATTGTTCTAATGGGATTCAAAACAATGATTAGCGAAAAAGTTGTAAAGAAAATCGCTGTTCAAATGATTGAAAAATTAGTTAAATCTAGCAAGAACAAACTAGACGATGTTTGGTTTGCTGAATTTAAAAAGAAGATGGAAGATGCCTAGGTTTAGCATAAAAAGCAAATCTAAACTTCATAGTTGCGATGAAAGACTTATTGACTTGTTCAATGAGGTAGTTAAACATTTTGACTGTATGGTTTTGGAGGGTCACCGTGGAAAAGAAAAACAAAACGAAGCTTACGATAAAGGGAATAGTAAACTACGCTTCCCTAATGGTAAGCATAATAAAACTCCGAGTATTGCTGTGGATGTTGCGCCGTATCCGATAGACTGGTCTGATAGAGATAGATTTCATTACTTTGGTGGTTATGTATTAGGGATTGCTAGGCAAATGGGCCTAAAGATAAGATGGGGCGGAGACTGGGATATGGATACCCAAACAAAAGATAACAAGTTTGATGACTTAGTTCATTTTGAGATTAAGGGATAATGCCTAAGCAGGTTCATTATATTAGGGATTTTTCAGGCGGTATCAACAACCAAAGAAATCCAAGGGATATTGCGGATAATCAATCTTCGTTCTGTCAAGATGCTATGGGTGATAGGATGGGATTACTGCGAACCATGGGTAACGGCTCAGGTGCCCCTCGCCAAATTAACAATTCTGGCTCCACCAAAACTGTTGCGGCGCTTGGTAGTACTGATATGCTTGAAGCTAGAGGTCATGGTTTTAAGCATTTTGAACTAGATTACGATGAGGGGGGAAGCGAAGAAGAAGGTGGTGAGCATTATTTTGCCGTTGTAGACGAAAGTGGAGAGCTTAACGTATGGGATTATAGTAATAATAACTGGACAGCTCCTAGCGGAGGAGATTTAAATGCTAGTGCGGGAGATGTAAAAGCGGATATTATTTCTTTTGATAATGGATTAAGAATCCACGATACTGATTTAAGTAATAGTAGCACGCCCATATATTATAAACACATTAAGCGTAGTCAACTTACAACGGACAGGTCTGGTTTTTACGCTGGAGCTTCGACCTTACTTCCACCTACTGCTGGAGACCACACCGGCTCTGGCTATTTAGATGGTTTTGTAAATTTTGATATAACCGCTGAAACAGACGCGGCAAGTATTGGCTCATGGAAAAATACAGATTATGTATTTGCTTACAGTTTTGTATACGATGGCAATCAAGAATCTACGTTACGAGTTTGCCCAACAACACTGGCAGATGGAAGCGTCACTGCAAATAAACCGTTTAAAGTTGATGTAAGAGCAGCCAATGCAACTGGCGCAACAGATTTTGATGCCCGTATAACAGGAGCTCGAATCTACTGGAAATATTACGATGAGGCTCAAGAAAAAACAGCAGAAGGTGAGTGGAACTTATTTGTTGATTGTGACTTTACAGGCGGTATTAAAGATGCAACTTGTGACACTACCAATAACGATGAAACTGTTACTATGGATGACACAACTGTTATTAAAGTTGGCATGGCCATTACCGGCTCTAATATACCAGCCCATACAAAGGTTGCCTCAATTACAAACAGTACCACTTTTGAAATGACCAATAAGGCCACAGGAAATGCCACGAATACAACATTAGTGTTTAGGGGTTCAGACAAAAGTTTTGGTATACGCGGTAAGTTAAGCGATGAATATACTATGTGGACACGCGCAGCTGCTGGTGATTATACAGCTACAATTATTTTACAAGACCCCTCTATTGATACATATGCTACTATTAATGGATATGGAAGTAACGAAGGAAAGTTATACATAGGAGATTCTGCGGATGGTTATAAGGCATCGGTATTTGCAAACCGAAGAATGTTTGTTGCTGGTGTAAAGATGACTTTTGAAGATGGTATACAAAGACAGATGCTTGATAGAATAATGTATTCACCGGTTAATAAACCAGATGTATTTCCATTAAGTAATTTTATTGATGTTGTTCAGGGAGATGCGGAACCTTATATACGATTAGAATCTGTAGGTAATAAGTTATTTGCTTTTAAATCGGATAATTTATATGTAATTAATATTGGAGGTGCTAACCCAGCTGGTTGGTATTTAGAAAGCACACATAAAGGTATGGGTGTCATATCAAGTGGTGCAGTATTTAAAACAGATTTTGGTTTAGTTTGGGCTAATGTTAATGGTCTTTATGTATATCAAAGCGGAGGCGGGATTGCTGAACTTACTGAAGATAAGGTATTAAGCGGTTATAAGACCGATGGTTATAGTCAGCCTTCATGGGGTAAGCTAATTACAGCGGGAACTATAGTAGGCTATGATAAAAAAGAAAAAGAGATAATTATTGTATTAGATTCTGGCTCAGTTACTAATGACCAAGCGTTTGGTGGAAATGGCGCTGATGTGGTTGTATATGATTTAGAAACTAAATCCTTTTTCTATGGTAAGAATAGATTGTTAAGCGCTGGTATTGCATCTAATTTTGATTACGATTGGAATGGTGATTTAGTCTATGCTAGTGAAACAAGCGACTCTGTAAATATTAAAGCGTGGCAATCGGATGACCAAACCTCAACTGCTTTTTTATATCAAACAAAAGATTTTGACTTTGGTATACCTTCAAGATATAAAAAGATATATGCTATATATTTAACCTATAAGCATTCTGATAGCAATGCAGCGACTAATTTTGTTAAGTACGTTCAGGATGGAGGCACAAGTTTTGTTACTACTAATCTATCTAATAACTCGTTAGATGTGGCTTCAACCTTTGAAATAGCAAAGGTAACATTTGACACTCCACTAAAATGTCAAAGTATTGCACTACAATTAAATGGGCCTACAAGCAATGCAACGAAGCTTGAAATTAACGATATTGGTATTGAATATAGAGTCTTACCATCGGCGAAAGTAGCGGCTACATAATGCCTATTTCATATCATAAAATAAAAGGTAACTTTATATCTCCTGAAGAGCCATCTGGAACAAATGATTATGCAGATACTTCTGCTAGTCATCCTAATAGAGCTCCAGCGGTTGGTAGGTCTGAAGCTAAAGAGGGTACTGTTCTGAGCTATTTTGATGACAGTCGCGGTAATATACAATCAGTAGGCCATGGTGGGTACCAATCAGAAGTAGCACAAAGAGTGGAAGATAAAAGTAGGGTTGAAGAATCATTAGATTTACTGCAATCGGGTGGCCGTATGACAGATTTTTTTGAAGTAAGTTCTGTTGGTTTACAAGCAAAAGCTAGCGCATATGCTGGAGGGGCTACCTTTATAGAGTATGCTGATGGGATTGAAGAAGCATCAGGAACAACGGGAGGTGGTTCTTGTGTGTTGCCGGGAACAAAAGTAATAACAAAGCGTGGTGAAATAAACATAGAAGATACCAAAGAAGATGATATGATATTTGTGTTTGATTTTGCAGAAGAAACTTTTGATTATTCACCAATTAATGCTATGCGAAAAGGTACCCCAGTTAAAGGGTGGACAGAACTAGAAACAGAGATGGGATATAAATTAAAATGTTCTAATACTCATTTAATCTACCACCCAGACTATGTTAATTGTGCTATTCCTATTAATAAACTAAAAGTTGGTGGCCAATTATATGTATACAAGAATAAAGAAATTATTGAAGATAAGGTCAAGTCAATTATCGTACATAATGAGCCAACTAATGTATGGAACTATGAATTAAAATTTACTCATAATTATATTAGTGACGGTATTCTCTCTCATAATGGTCTACCTAAAACTCCTGCAACATTTTCTCATAATTATGTCGTGCGAAAAGATTCTGATTTAACTAAAGGTGACTTAGTAAGGTTAGATGAAAATAATGAAATGGTAAAGTCTGATAAAAAAGAAGACCCTAGTATTGTAGGTATTTTATGGCGTACTTTAAAACCTAATAAACCCGACAGTGCTTTTATGGAAAAAAGGATAGAGCAATGGGATGAAGATAAGAAAGAAAGATATAATAACGCTCATTACATTGATTCAATGAATCAGATTATGCCAGAAAAAGACCGGGAGGATAAGAAGATAATGTGCGTTGCGGCTATCGGTGATACTCGCAATTACGCTTATACGGAAGATGAGCATTATGAGGATGAATTATTATTAGGGTTTAAAATTTGTAATCAAAATGGAGATGTCAAGAAGGGTGATTTGCTGTGTTCATCTGATGTCCCGGGCTATTTAATGAAGCAGCCCGTACAATACACGGTAACAGGATTTAATGATAAAAATGAACCAATCTATGAAAGTAAGCAAGTGATTACCAATATTACAGTAGGTAAATCCATGGAAGATGTTATGTATGATTCCGATGGAAAAGCTGAGAATATATACGGTTATCTTTATTGCGGATAATAAGGTAATATTATGGCAAACAGTTTAATAGAATTATATGGCGGTGGAATGGCAGGTAAATCAAACAATTATCAACTTGGTGGTCGTATCGCCAGCGCAAGAAGAGATAGAGATTATCAAGGTGAAATGAGAGAGTTAAGAAAAAAACAGGAAGAAGCTAATCGCCGTAAAAAGCAAGCTGGACTCCGAGGTAGTATTGGTAGTATGGTAGGTGGCCTAATAGGAGCAGCCCTTGCCCCGGTAACAGGAGGCGCAAGCCTTGCTCTAGCTACTGGACTTGGCGCAGGCTTAGGTAGAGCTGCTGGAGAAAGTACTTATGAAAGAGAAGATTTTGGCGGAGGAAAATATGCACAAGACACTAGGGGCGAATTAGGTAGGGGCGAAGATGACTATAGGAGAAGTATAGGAGAAAGAGCTTTAATGACTGGGTTACAGTCAGCTATTATGCCCGGCATATTTGAAAAAGGAGCGGGGTGGTTAAAAGGATTACATCCGGGTGCTACCCCAGCTGGATTTATACCGGTAAGCGAACTAGAAGCTGCAACTACCGCAGCTCAATCCGCTGCTACTTCAGTAGCACCCGCCGCTGCGGTTTCATCCGTTATTCCCGATGCTACCTCAGTCGCTACAACTCCCCCTGTTGATTTAAGCGCTTATACAGGAACGGCAGCTCAAAATTTAGATTTAGCTAGGGAAATGGGACTAGATTTATCTGGCGGCCAAACAGTAAGAGGTGCATATGAATCTATGACTGGAAATCCTTGGAGCACGGCTGGGGATATGTATAGTTCTTATTTTCCAGCAACCGATACACCTACTCAGTTTGCAGGTTTTCGTGGTGGTGGTTTAATTGGCATGACAGTACCACAGTATGGAAACGGTGGCCCAATGGAAAGAGGGTCTGAATACAATAGCCCTATAGGCAACACTGACGACTCAGCGCAGCAGGCTTGGTTTGGAAATAACCCAAACGTAAGAAATCAACTCAATCAACTTAATCCGTCTGGAGGGTTTGGTGTTAATTTAGGTTGGTCAGATTATCGAGGAGGGTTTAATCCATTTGGGCAGTATAGTAAAGGATTTAATCCACAAGTAGGTTCAGGTGGAACATTTAATCCTAATGCTGGGTATGGAACAGCTACCGATGCTAGGGGAGCATTAATGCAAATGGGTATGGGTGATATTGTTAATGACCCTAGATTTGCAGCATATGCTGCTGATTTACCCGACTTTCAAATGGGGTATGCTCAACAGATTGGTGATTATAGAACAGGTGCTCAGGAAGGCTTGTTGGGATTAGCCCAATCAGGAGCTTCGGGTGCTGGAGGTTTTGCTGGTTCAGGAGCTGCAACAACGCAAGCAGAACAACAGAGGCAGCAAATGGTAGACCAATTTGGTCGTCAAAAACGTGGTGTAATAGAAGGCTATCAAGCTGATGTTCTATCTGGTATAAGAGATATAGAACAGAAAGGTGAGTTTGAGTTTGGTCAGCCGGAAGAGAAGACTTACGGTGGAGGTATGCTTGGCCAGATGATGCAACGACTTGCCAACCGTCAACAAACCCAATTTACCCCTCAACAAACCCAAGACGCTTCACAAAAAATGAACGAGATATTACAACGAATGCAATCTATTGCGGGTACAACAGGGTAAAAATAATAAATAAATATTATGGATAACTTTAAAACTATAGGATATTACAATGGCTAACGGATATGACCCCGGTGATTATTTAGGACAATTTTTAAATCAACTTCCTCAAATGTATCAAGCCAAAAAGAACGCTGAGTTACAGCGTGAAAGGTTTGAGTACTATAAAGGGAAAGATGCTCAGGCTTACCAAGATAAGCAAGCAGCAAAAGTGTATAATCAAAACGTCACAGCTTGGACACAAATGACGAATTTTGCAAAAGAAATGCCCTTTGGTCAACAGGCAAACTTCCTAAGGAAGCAACTGGATACCTTACCACAAGATTTTATAGAAAGCCAAAATTTAAATAAGTTTATTGATAACTATGAAGTAATTGAAAGCAATGAATTAGACCAAATTAGTATGTATGACAATGCTATGATGGAAGACAATCCCGGAAAGATTGACCTTACTATTAAAAACATACAGAACCCTACAAGAAAAAGACAACTACTTTCACATAAAAAAAGAATAGAATCTGAATATTTTAAACAAAAACCATTTGATATTAATAAGTTAACCCTTAAAGAACAGGACGACTATAATACATATTCTAAATTGTTAAGAGATAGCAGGGCAACAATAGCACAAATGAGCTTACCCGGCCTTTCTGAAAAGCAAAAAAGGGAGTATGCAAAATCATTACCCTATCAAGAGGCTATAAAAAATATTCCATTCCTACAAACTCAGTTAGACCCATTAATAAAAAAAGGTGCACCAATAACAATACCAGAGTTTAATTATTCACCAGAGTCATTGAAGGCTTTAACCGATGACCCTGATTTAATGTCAAGTTTTTTAGCAGCCCCTGAAGATGATATGGATGCTTTTTATAATTCTGTTAAATCACCTACTCCAACCCCTACTCCAACACCTACTCCAACACCTACTCCAACACCTACTCCAAAACTTAACAATCAGGGAATAACTAAACTTCCTCCAGAAAACAGTATGTGGGCAGAAGATAAAGT